TGCAGGGGTCACACTGCAAGCATGCGGTGGGACTATCTCCCTGCGCACCTTGCTTCCCTTTCCTGAAAGCCAAGGCTGACCTGCAAGTAATAAGAAATCAGTGGTCTATATATAGAAGGTTCTACTCCTACTAGAAGTATGCAAACTCCTGCAAAACAAGGGTGTTGCACGCACTTGGTAGTTAAGCGGCACGAAATGCGGCACTGTCAGGAGCCGTCAGGAGCCTTCAGTTTTTTAACAATCTCTGATTTCTTCTTGACACGCATGGTGGACAGGCGTACAGTAATGCAACTTCATGGAGGTGAAGGGCTAAACGGAGTTTGGTTTCCACACAATGGATTGACCTATCCCAGCATTGGCAAAGGATTGCCTTGCTGGATCAGGAGCGTCAGCACCAGAAGCGTAACTATGCATCTGGATTGCATCTTTCTAAACACAGCACCTGGCTAGTTGGATTAGCTGGCGAGGTGGCAGTAAGCCTTGCATGTGGTCAGCCAATAGATGAAGAGCTGAGACCGGAAGGCGACAACGGCAAAGACTTCACTAGTGACTTTGGCACAGTAGATGTCAAAGCGACCACTAGGATTCATTCACCAGACCTAGTTGTATTTCCTGACCAGAAGCACTGGGCTGACTACTACGTGCTAACCGTAGTTGATGTTCCTAATCAACAAGCTCGCATCGCCGGTTGGGCTACCCTCGAAGAGATACAGGCCGGTGACCTGCATGACTATGGCTATGGCCCAAGGTTACGGCTGACAGAAGATGAACTACACGAAGGTCTTGTGCCATCAATGGAGTTTGCTCTGGAAGGAGCCGCTCCGTGAAGTGTCCTACCTGCAAGAAGAACAAACCAAGAACGAGCTTCAATAAAGACAACAGAAGTGTGAGGGGTTTTTGCTGGCAGTGCAGAGTTTGTGTAAGAAAAAGTCGGCAATCAACTTACTGTGCCGAAAGACAAAAGATAAGAAACATCAAAACAAAATACAAAGTTACGACAGAAGAAATAAAGCTACTCAAGAAGATAGTTCGTTGTGACTTATGTGGGAAAAAAGTTTCATGGACTCCCCGTGCTAAACAAGTTGCAGCAATCGACCACTGCCACGACAGCAACCAGGTTCGAGGAGTTCTTTGCAAGTGTTGTAATACAGGATTAGGAAAAATAGGAGACACAGTAGCGACAGTAAAGCGAGCGTTGACTTACGTTACGAATCCACCAGGCATTTATCGTGAACGAAAAGCAGCGAGCTGAGATGTTCGCCTGGGCTGACTTGCATAGGAGTTGTGCAGTCTGCCACTGGCCTGAGTCAGACGGGCGTAGGCGATTAGAGGTACATCATTTAGTTGGAGGAGCAAACAGACAGAAAGCACATACACCAAGGGCATACCTCACGTTGTGTAACCGATGCCACGGTGTGTACCACAGCGGGAAGGTAGTAGCTAACACGCCAGACCTAACGCTAGCAATCCTGCTGGAGGCTAAACGAGAAAGTGACCCTGAGCTTTACGACCCACAGTTTCTAGCAGAGTTAAAAAACAAAAAGCATCTAGGAGTAGACCCAGAACCTATACCGGAATTTTACATGAAAGAACGAGAACGAAACTTAACGTGGTCAAAAAGAAACCCCTGACTGCCCAAGTCATACGGGTCACACGGCCTGACACTTTCATCATAAGGACAAACGTGCCAGCTATTTCAGCCAACGTAAATGTTTACGCAGTGCCTATTGGCACAAAGAACCATACGCCTGATTGCCAGCAGGCGATTGTGGATTGGGTGGAGGTGCATGCTGATCACGGAAGGTTGTACCTAGATAGTCATGAGTGGTGGAGAGATAGCCACGGTCGATTGCTTGTGGACTTGCTTGACATCCAAAGCAAAGAAAGCCTGTGCGACTACCTCATAAAGAATGATTGTTGTGATGACCACCCGAACCATGTGTTCGATTGCTTAACCATGATGCTTGCCTCAAAGGAACCTGACGATGTCTGACATTCATTGCGGAACCAAGGTAACTCTTACGAAGTGGGTAGTGCGTGTGTACTGGCCTACGCTCGGAGAGAATGCCGACTTCAGGTTTGCCAGCAAAGTAGGAACCTGGATTGGCAAGAACGAAAAGGTGCTTGGCAAAAGTAAGGCAACATCAATTGCACGATTAGTTGAAGAACAGTTTGGTTCTGTGAGTACGGTACTCGTAGAACATCGAGATAACTACGGTGAGCTTGCTTGGCTAAAGGGGTGACATGGCAAAAAGAAAAATCGATTCTCGTGCCAAGGGCGCGCGTGGTGAAAGGTCTGGGGCAAAAGCTTGGTCGGAAACTTTTAACGTGAATAGTTTTAGGGGCTGCCAATTCGCGGGTGGGCCAGACTCACCCGACATCAAGACAGACCACACAGAGATACATGTTGAGGTTAAGCGAACAGAGAAAGGTAATCCTTACAACTGGTTAGCCCAAGCAGTTGTGGATGCCAGAGGCAAAGTGCCTGTAGTGTTGCATCGTCGCAACAGAGAAGAGTGGGTCTTAATTATGAGGTTGCAAGATGCCCCAAGATTTGCAGAGGAAATTTATAGACAAGGTCAGACGCTGGCTGATGAAACATTTCCCAGTGAGATTCAAGATTCGGATCAAGCTGGTGGAGGGGAAGACTCTGCCAGACCGCCTGGGGGAATGGTATCTCGTGAACGAGGAACAGGGAGTGATACGACTGAGGAACGACCTGAGTAATGACACGCTGATTGACACACTACTGGAGGAATACGCCCATGCTAGGACTGAAGGACTTGAAGACGTTGACGGTAGAGAAGACCCCCATCACCACGCAACCTTCTGGGCTGAACTCGGAAGAATCACAAGCGCGTATCGAAACACTCCTTGGAGAACTAAGCCTGCTTCTCCAAGCAGACCCATACTGGGGTGTATGCGTTAGCGTCTGGCAGCTATTGAGCCGCAAACGAGGGTATTACAACTGCGTAGAGGAACCCCTCGCAAACGCCAAGGGTGTGGCTGAGACAGGTATTAAACCTTGGAGATATCAACTCGCAAGGATTGGAGAAAAATACCGGAGGCTCGGCGGTACTTTGAGGACATTTGATATTAGACGAACGATGATGGACATAGCAGGCCATGCCGTCATTGCCGTCCTACTCGTGAGTGAAGGAGAAGACGATGGCGACCGTAGTTAAGATTGCACGTTGGTTGTTAAGCCACCGTGACCAGGCTCTACAGATTTATGAGCTTACTAAAGCGTGGTCAACAGACATGTCTCTGGAAGAGAGATGGCAGATTGTTGATGCCGTTGCTCGAATTGTATTGCCGTTGTTTGAAGACGGTGGAGTGCTAGCGTTTGACGCTGACTCATTCGATTATGAAGACGATGTAGAGCTGATGGCTCTCGGTGCTGATGTGTCTGCGTTGGGTATACCCTGGATAGCAGTGACCAGCATCATCATCCCTGTTCTTCAAATCGTTTTTGATTTTGTACAACGGGAAGGCAAGTGAGCTTAGTTCACCTGCCGCCATACCGAGTTCAGTTCGGTAGTTCAATCATGTCAACTGGTGTTGATTGGGGAGTTTCTTCCTATGGCATACCAGAGATATGGCAGAAGTCTCAAGGTAAAGGTGTAACTGTAGCCGTGATAGATAGCGGCGTTGCACAACACTCGCACCTAGAGTGCGCAGACTATCGCAACTTCACTAGTGACTCTGAGTTCTATGACACCTTGGGTCATGGCACTCACGTTGCTGGCATCATTGCTAGTACCGGAGGTAGATGTAAAGGAGTCGCTCCGAAAGCCAGACTTCTTTCTTTAAAAGTGTTAGGGCATTCAGGATTTGGTAGCAACGAACATGTTGCCCAAGCGGTTCGGCATGCCACTAAAGTTGGTGCAGACATTATCTGCATGAGCCTAGGTGGTTCTTCTCCTAGTAAAGGAGTTCATAATGCGATTGAAGAATCTCATGAAAAGGGGGTGATCACTGTCTGCGCTGCGGGTAATGATGCAGGGTCGGTGAATTTTCCCGCTGCGTTCCCAGAAACAGTTGCGGTCGGTGCGGTTGATAGCAAAGGCCATGCGTGTGAGTTTAGTTGCCGGGGCAGACAAATAATTGTTGCAGCTCCTGGCGAAGATATCACAAGCACCTGGCTCAATAACGATTATGCAACTCTATCTGGCACAAGTATGGCTGCGCCTTTTGTAGCTGGAGTGCTGGCCCTGTACCTGTCTGCTTGGAAGGACAGGGAGAACCCACCAGATGTCTTCGAGGTCTTACGCGAAACCTGTACCGATGTTGGTCAAGCTGGACACGATGATATCTACGGTTGGGGTCTGATTGATCCGAAACAAATGTTAATCAAAACGGAAAGTTTTCTATGACAACGCAACAGATTATTGGTTTGGTAATAGTGGGCTGCATCTTTGTGTGGGCTTACCTCCCAAACATTAAAGCTCTTATAGATACCGTACCTCAAGTTAAGCCAGTGACCAAAGCAAAGCCTGACTTAATGAAAGAGATAGAAGATGTTGTCGCTATACGTCAGGCTCATGCCGCAACAGAAGTGACTAAGGCATGCAACAGTCTGCTTGAAGTTCTATTAAAGGTGAAGACATGAGCAAGCATATCGTGATGGCTATCGCAGTTCTCTATGTGGCATACACATTTCTTCCTGCGAAAGAAGCAGCACCCAAACCAGCAGGTGTAGTAGCTGAAGCTCTCCGCTATGCCACTGCTACAGACAAGGCGACTGTCGCCAGCATCTACGAATCGTTAGCTGACATAACAGAGCGTGATGGTGGTGAGCGAATACCTACCACTGCTGCGTGGCGAGAGATACATCAGAACACACTGGGCCTAGCCGTAGGAGGTACAGACCTAGTGGGAAAGTACCCCGATTTAGACGATGCCGTCGAAGAGGTTATTGGAAGTCACATCTCTTTAGACAACGTAGCTTTGTCAGGAGTTGCGGACGACATCGTTGCTGCTTGTAAGGAGATAGCTGCAAGTGCCAGATAAAGACATTGTCAAAGAATACGAAGATGGTTTGCCTGGGTACATCGAGGATGTACGTGAACGGATACAGTTCTTAGAGTCACAGCAGTATCCGTACTTCAGTGAGGGAAACATCAAGGACAGCGGCAAGGGCAAGCGAGCTTTACTGTGGCAGTACTACACCAAGTTCGATAAGGGTGCATTCAGTGAGCGGCAGACAACAGGAGACTGCGTCTCGCATGGCTCGCGTAACGCCCGTGATATCTCACGGTGTTGTCGCATCCTCGTAAGGAAAGAACCCTTTGACTTTTACAAACGTGGTGCGACTGAGCCAACGTATGGCGCAAGAGGACACAGTGGTCAGGGCATGTCTCCGGCTAGAGCTTCACGGTTTGAAAGAGATACGGGATACCTGGTACGAGATAAGTACGATGCGTGTGACCTAACGAAATACAAAAGCAGCATTGGTACTGGATGGGGTCGAGGTGGTGTGCCTGATGAAGTCAAGGAACTGTGCAACAATCAGAAGGTAAACAACATCCGAAACATTAAGTCGCAGGAAGACTTGATGGATGCCATGATCAATGGGTACGCCGCCCACTCTGGGCAGTCTGCTGCATGGAGCGGCACTCCCTCAAGCCGAAACGTACACGAAAGAAAAGGGTCATGGAATCATGACATGGCAATCGTTGGGTACGATGACACGAAAGAGCATTGGCCTTTTCGTGTATGGTTCATAGCTAACTCATGGGGAGCATGGAATAAGCCAGTGAAAGATTGGCCTAAGTCATTTCCTAAACCTCCGCCAGGTTTGATTGTCACAACAGACGACGACTTCAATGTATGCGTCAGCAGTGGAGACTGCTGGGTATATGGTGGTGTTGATGGTTTCCCACCACAACAACTGCCTGACTTCGGAACCATAGGAATGTTATCTGATGATTGAATTTATCCTTGCTCTTCTGGCTGATCCACAGCCTGACTACACACCACGCATAGCATGTGAAGCTGCCTATGTTTTGGCTGCACCACTGGATGACACGCCGACTGAATGCTGTGGCATATGTGAAGGTGGGAAGATTATTCACGGTGACGGTCACATCACTGACTGTCCCTGCCCAGAAACTTGTAAGTGTAAGACCACTGACAAGGCACTAGTACATGACCCCGTCGAGATAAACGAACCTCCGGCCAAGAAAGAAACGCGATGCCTTAATGGCAAATGCACCACGGTTCTCATTCGATAGTTGGTTTAACCACTACGAATCTCTACCTCTCGACGAAACTGACTTCGACAACCACGAATTCGGTGAAGAGGATGTTGTAGATATGACCATCACCTGTAATGGGCATACCTATATCTACGTGTACCCCCGAGAAGAAGAAGAACAAATGAAGGATTGCATCTGGGATCAGGTGGAAACTGGTCGCTTGCATCCATATGTAGGGCTTATGGCCCTGATGGCTATGGGGGAAGAGCTTTGACAGTAGACGTAGAAATTCTCGCAGTGTTATTAGCTGCCGTCTTTGCCGTTATACCTTGGGCGTTTTCTATACACGCCAAGGTTGCGCTGATAGCGCAGTCGGTCGAGGCATTACCGGAGTTGATTAAAGAACTCCGTGTCAAATTGGAACAACATGAAGAGCGATTAGATGCCCACGAAAAAGAAATCGAAGTTATCAAAAACAAGACAAAAACTGGCAGTTGAGTACATGCCTTTAGTTCGCATGCTCTCACGTTACTTTGTTTCGCAGAGACCAGGGTGGCAAAGGTCTGCAATGATACCTGACCTTGAGGGTGAGGGTTACCTTGCATTGTCAAAGGCAGCTATTACCTATGACAAAAAGAAACTGCCATATCCAAAGGCATACTTCGCACGGGCAGTACTGAATGCCATGTGCAAGTTCATGCGAAAGATTACTAGGTCACCTGGTGAACGGGTGGCAATGAGTGAAGCAGAGCATCAACTAAGAACAGAGGATGAACTGGATCACTTGCGTCTAGCAATCGAAGGACTCGATGAGGCAGACCAAGAGTTTGCAGCCCAAAGATTTATTGAGAACATGACTCTTCGACAACTGAGTGAAGAGAATGATTCAGCAATGAGAATCGTTACGATGAAGAATCGACGATTGATGAAGGAGCTTGCGGAGAAATTGGATATCCGTCTGCCGCTGCCTGGTAAAGACTCCGGCAATCGATGGGCCAGTACCTGCCCGAAGAATTCTTCTGGGTCACAGGCTTGCGAATCTTTGCCAGGAAAAGCGTGTTCGCAATTTTCCTCCAAGACAAACCCTGGTCGTCCCGCAGGAAAGTGATGCGTTCTGCAATCTCAATCTCCTTCCTGTTCTCTACCCAATCACCTTTGCCATTGCTCTTCCATCCCCAAGGACGCATGGCTGCATAAGGTTTCTTGTTCTTGCGATACCTTCTGTGACAATTCCATACCTTGTCGCCATGCTTGTGGCTCTGGTATTGCGGCATGACACCCTCGATTTTCTCAAGCAGCATCTCGTCAGCAGTGATACGGGGCCTTGGTTTCTGTGGAGCTTGACCAACGATGTGCAGCGTAACGCCTAGGTTGTTCCATGAATCCTTGCAGGATTCTCTGTCATTCTCAATTCGCCACAGCCTGTCGTAGTCCGTAGCAATGACAGTATCCCCACGCTCCAGCTTGTCATGCATTCTCCTGCCATTAGGTCTGTCTCGTAACTCAACCTTGTAGGCTGACACGCCATCGTCAACAAAGACACCACCAAAAGAATCGTCGATGGTATCAGCTAACTCTTCTATTGCTGCAACCTGGTTAGGTATCGACTTCTCTTGATCATCCTTCCCCGTTGAAACTCTTGCGTACCCGTAAATCATTAGTCACTCCCTGCCCACATGATTACCGTAATAAGAACCACTCCGCTAACAATGCACTCTAACAAGACCATTACTTATCCTCCTTAGTCTCAATGGCTATGCGACCTGTGTTGTATTCAAAGAACACAGTAGATGTACCGTTAAACCACAAGGGCCATGAGCCTGGGGGGTAGTCAGACTCGTCGAGTAAAACAGGTGAAGTGCAAAGCTCTGCCCAATCACCGCTGAATCTTTTGGTAAAAGTCTTGCCGCTCGGCAGTGTCTGCTTGATAGCTAACGGCTTCTCGTCAACGCCAATCAACTCAGTGAATAACTCTGGAGTCATGGCATTGTATAACTGGTTGACTAGCAAAGCAATTTTACTGGGGTCGGTATCTTTCTTCCAAGATATCCTGCCAAGCTCTTGCACCGACTTGAGTGCAGAGTCCCATCGAATCTTCTTGAGTCGCTTGCTGAATGCTCGCGTTTCTAATAACGACAGCAGGCTAAGTGTGTCGGTACTGTGCTGCATAAGTTCCTCCTTATCGAATCCACTCTAATCGGATGCCTACGTTGACATCCTCCAATGCTCGCTCATCTAACTCTATGGTTTTATTCATAGTGATAGTGTTCTTATTAGGAACAATCGTACAACCAGACCACAAGGTACTGGCAACCAAAGCTGACTTAACTATCGTGGACATCAACCCCCTCCTCTATGGTTCTAATAATCGAATGCAATTCATACAGTAGACGAGACCATTCATTCTCATCAGCAATATCTTCTTCTAAGCTG